TGCTTAACTACTTTAATGGCTGACTGTATGCCAGCTAGAGCTGTTAGAGGATCAATCATTTTTTGTCAACTTTTTGCCACTCAAGGCATACTACTTTTCGGTTGTAAACATCACCTGTCCATGCCCATCTAACACATCTGTATTTGTCTTCACTAGATGCTACCAATATAACAAACATTGATAACATTAGTAACCATTTCACGGCATAGCCCAAATTATTATGTAGCTACAAAAGGCTAAAAATGCAACAGAACAGACTGCCGCAATCAATGCAACAGTCCAATCTTTCATGTTATCTAAACATATCAAAAAGACCAGATGAATTAGGGAAGAAGTTTTGTGGATCAGTTGTTGCAGCATTTATGCCTTGACCTATTGCTCCACCCATTCCCCCTGCACCTTGTAGTTGTTCACCAAGCAAATATCGTGTTCCACTTTGGCTACTTAAAGCATTAGATAGTCTATTAGCCATTGGTGGAACTAATGTGACACCTGCCATAGCACCTAAAGTTGGGTCAAATCCTAATGATGTGGCGGCTCCTGCACCAGCACCTGCACCCATTCCTGTTGTCATCAAAGGAACAGTCAAAGCACCTGTTTGTGGGGCAACTTTTGGAGTAACTGCACCACGAGTTGCATCAACAATGTTACGCAACAAGCCAACTTCACCCATAACTTCTGGTGACTGACCCATAACCATACGTTGAGCAGAAGGAAGCTCAGATCTGCCCAAATTCAAAGTTCTAGTAAAAGCAGGAGAGGACAACATAGCCGCTGCATCTGAATTGATAGCAGCACTACGAGCTTGGTTAAGGATTGAATATTGAGCAGCTTGTCTACCAGTGTCAGACATCAAATTCACAGCTAATTCAGCAGTAGCAGGATTGCCTGTCAGGCTAAAACTTTGTGCAATTCTGTCAATTTCATTGGCAGGTGTTTTGCTAGAAACTATCTTATAAATATCTTGATCTTGTCTAAATGGAACAACAGTATTTCTAAATTGCTCCATTGCACGAGCGTGTTCTGCACCAGCAGGTGTATATACAGGCTTATTGTTAATAGTTCTAGGAGCCGCCCAAGCGTTTACATCATCTGAAAGACCACCATATAGCTTAGATAAAGCTGCTATTTGTTCTTCACCATATGTAGCAGGAGCTTTTTGCACTCTGTTTAACTCAGAACCTACTGATTTTTGTAAAGTTCTTAACTCTTTATATGTTCCACCACCACCTTGAATAAGGTTGTTAGCACGTTCAACAAGTTTAGTAATAAACGCATTATCCGCAACTGCAGGGAACTTATCTAAAACTTCAATAGTTGCATTATTTGTGTTTGACAAAGGAATTTGAGTATTTCCTGCCAACTTTTCAGCACGATCAAATATTGGAGAAACAGCATCTTTAGCATTGCGATATTGAGTTCTTAGATCATTGGCAATAACTAACTTTTCACCACCTTCTTTGGTAACGGAAGCTGGCTTAACTTGCTCAGTAACTTTCTCAATCAAATTACGAACTTGAGCAGATTTTGTTTGATTTGCATCTTGTGTTGTATCACCAAATTGACGAGTTTTACGCAACAATGTAGAACCTGGGCCACCAACATCACCTACATCAATATTTACACCACGTTGTGCAGCAGATTCAATCAACTGACCTGTAACTGGATCACGATAGTTTGTGCCAGATGGAATATTAGCCGCACGAGCCGCTACAGCACTAGCTGGCAAACCTGCTGCCAAATTAATACCAAGCAAAGCCAAAGGATTTTGAACATCAAATTGATTACGGGCAATTTCAGCCGCACCAGTACCTGCTGTTGCACCAGCCATTTGAGCTGCAGGTTGAGCCGCTAAACCACGACCAACAACTTGAGCAGTCAAATTAGGAGCTTTTTGGAGTAAACCACCAATACCGCCCATAGCGGGAACACTTGCTACAGCACGAGTTACATTACCAATGGCTTTTTCAAAACCAGTTTCTGGTTGAGGTAAACCAAGCATATTTGCAAAGTTTGAGATTGCTTGGCTAGGTGGTTGCAATTGACTGCCAGTAGCTCTGTTTACCAACATATTTAATGGTGATCCAATAATGTCAGCAACTGGTCCTAAATAACCTTCCATGCCATAGCGAGCAGTCAAACCAACTTGACGGGCAATAGAGTCTTGATTCTGTTTAACAGGTGCTTGCTGAACTACTGGTTGTCCAATCATTGATGGATCAACTTCACGAAAACCAACATTTTGTTGATCTTGAGTAGCCATTCCTCGCAAATCAATTTTAGGACTTGCTTGTCCAAGCAGTGATGGATCAATATCTCTATATGTAGCCATGTTTGTACCTACAACTTTCTGAACATAATTTTGTGTTTCTTTAAATGGAGGAATACCACCATACTTTTCAACATTTGCAGGTCCAGCGTTATAAGCAGCCGCCACTAATGTAGGATCTTGGAAACGCTCTGTTAATTGGCCTAGATACTTAACTCCACCACGGATGTTATCTTTCCAATCCATGCGATTTACACCAAGATCTTTTGCAGTTGCGTTCATTAACTGCATAGGACCATATGCACGATCACCAGACCTAGTTTTAGGTCCAATAGCGTTAAATGCGCCACCAGATTCTGTCTCAACAATCTTCTGCACCAAAGAAAAAGGAACGCCTTGCCTTTGGGCTTCTTGCCTAGCAAATTCGTATACTTGATCTTTGGTAGCCATTAGTCATAAACCCGATAAATACCACTAGGCAACTGGTAAGCAGTTTTACCTTTATCTGGTCCAGCATTGACTTGAAACTGAGGCAAATATTTACGTAGACCTGCAGCTTCAAACATTTGTTTTTGACCTTGTGGCGATGATGACCATTTGGAAAGAACATCAGGACCAGCATTTTTAGGATCAGAAACAAAATTATAGAATTCTTCTTTACGTTTATTAGCTTCACGCAAAACTGCTAAGTTAAAGTTGGTTGATTCTTTTGGATCTGTAATTTGAGCATTACGTTGACCATAGTAGCCAATTTCAAAGTTAGAAATTGCACCTACTGCTTCAGATAAACTTTCGCCTGTTAAAGCGTTAATACCTTGACGAGCAGAAATAGCATTTGTTAAGAATTGTTTATTTCGCTCCCCAGAAACACCAAGACTGTTAAACACATTTCCTAATTGAGTTCTTGCATTTGTAAATGAACCAGTATCAAATCCTGGCTGATTGTAAGCATTTTGCAATTGGTCAATTACTGGTGCAGTCTTTTTAGCTGTTTGAAAACCTTTGTAGGCATCAGCAAGAATTGGCTTATATGCTTCATTCAAAATTGTTTGAGCCGTACTAGGACCAGTTACTGGTTGTGCCGTAGTGGGTTGAACAACACCTGCTGGTTGGTTGACTCCTGCTGGTTGTGTAGCTCCACCTGCAAGACCTGGAGGAGTTGCATATGTAAATGTTGGCGCACCAGTTGGTGTAACGCTTGGACGAGGTATATTGGCTTCACGAGCCGCAGTTTCTGCTGCAGTTCGTTGTGACAAAGCTTGCAAAGTACCATTTGCATTAACAATTCCAATAACATTTTGATTGTTATCAAATGCGTATTGTTCACCTTTTTGAAGCTCAGGCAATGTATTAAGGGCGGCAGCTCTAGCCGCACCTGGCAACACGCTTGTTTGGAAAGATGGCTGGCCATCAAGCATAGTTCCAGTTGTAACTGTTCCAGCTTTTGTATCAATCTTTGGAGCAAAGCCAGAAATCTTCCCACCTGGCTCAACAATAAATCCATCTTGAAGTTTTGGTTGCATAGCCGCCAAAGTCTCTCGAATTTGAGGTTGTGCAGGGTTTCCAGACATACGTAATGAGGCAGCCAATGCTTTTTGGTAATCTATTGGCTGATTAAGTGCTTGAGGCTCAACCCTGTCTTGTGGCAAACCCAAAGCAGTTCCTAAAGCATATGGACTAGATGCCATTCTTGGTCTTCCAAGGTTTGCATTAAGTGCTTGAGATTGAGCTTGTTGTTGGGTTGGTGAAAACTCTTCTAAAAAGCCAGTAACTTCACCACGCTGACGCTTCTTCTCTTGCATATCAGCAATAGCCTTCTGACCACTCAAATACTGTTCTGGTACTGAGTAAGCGGATTTCAATCCCATAGAAGGATCATTGCTTAACAAAGAGCCAAGCAAAAACTGTTGAGTAGCTTGCTTTTGAAGACTACTTTTTTCGTCTTCACTAAGACCAGTAAGTGCTGCATCTGACAGCAAACCAAGATTAAAAGGCATATAGACTCCTTACAGACCAAGCAAACCAAGCAAACCTTGGCGTGAAGTAGATGAAGATTGCGTACCAGAACCACCACCCACATTGAGTCCCAATGCTTGGTTGATGATCTGTTGTTGCTCCAATGGCAAATTGCGGATGGCATCCAACTGTTGTTGAGAGAATCCCTGCTGTATAGCACCTTGTTGAGCAAGTTGATTGGCTTGACCAAATCCCAAGTTTTGCAAGTTTGTAGCTGCAGAAGCTAATTGGCTTCCACCAGTAAGTCTTTGTTGGTTGGCAGTCAACCCTGCTTGTTGGTTAGCTAAATTAGCTTGCAAGAAGTTCTGAGCATTTGTTAAACCAGTTTGCTGAGTCAATCCTGCTTGTTGAGCAGCACGAGCATTTAAAGCCGCTTGATTAGCTAAACCTGCTTGATTAAATGCAGAAGCACCAAACTGACCTGCTTGATTCTGAGCCGCAAGGTTAGCCAATGTCATTGCTTGCTGATTGCCAGCATTAAACTGAGACATCTGGTTGCCAGCAGCCGCATTTTGCAAAGCCGCAGTATTAGCCGCAGAAGCACCAAATTGTCCCGCTTGATTTAAGGCTCCAGCATTTGCAAGACCTGCTTGTTGCAGATTGCTTGCATTAAACTGAGACAGTGCATTTTGCGCTGCAGCATTTGCCAAAGAAGCTTGGTTTTGAGCACCTGCACCAAATTGTGCGGCTTGGTTAGCCGCAGCTTGAGAAGACAAACCTGCTTGTTGCAAGTTACTTGCATTGTATTGAGCCATCTGGTTAGCGGCAGCTTGATTAGCAAGATTTGCTTGTTGCGTATTTTGCGTATTTAGTTGACCAACACTTAAGTCAACCCCCTGATTTGCAAGGGCGGCTCTCAATGCGGCATCTTGATTAGCTTGTCCAGCTTGCAAAGCAGAAGCCTGATTTAACTGTTGTGCCTGTAAACCAGTAGATTGATTTGCAAGAGAAGCACGTAAAGCCGCATCTTGATTAGCCAAAGTTGCTTGTTGTTGCAATTGAGCATTACTCAAACCATACTGTGTGTCCACACCTTGGTTAGCTAAAGCCGCACGTAAGTTTGCGTCTTGATTAGCCAAACCAAACTGACCAGCCAGTTGTAGTGCTTGCTGAGTAGTGGCGGCATCTTGAGCTTGATTAAGTTGCTGTGCTTGCATTTGACGAGCAATATCAGCCTCAGAAGCTTGTTGGGCAGCAGTGTATGCAGCAGCATTTTGTTGGGCAACCAAACGTGCGGCATTTTCTCCAAAGGCACGATTAGTCTCAGCTTCAGCAACACCCTGACGAGATCCACCATACGCTTTAGCGGCAGTTGCTTGAGCCGCAGTTTGTTGTTGTTGTAACTGTCGTGAACGCTCTAAATCTTGCAAACTTTGTTGAGTAACAGCTTGAGTATATGGGTTCATATACTGCTGAATATTCTGATTTAAAAATGATGCAGCTTGAACATCACGAACATTCTGACGAGCTTGTGGGGCAATCTGTCCCAAAGCCTCAGAAGTAACTTGTGCGCCTGTTACGCCAGTAGCAGATACATCCCTTGCACCACTACGTGCGGCTTGTGCAGCAGCGGCTTGTTGGGCGGCAACTCTTTCAGCGGCAACACGCTCTGCGGTAAGTTGTTGGGCAGAGACATCCCGAATATCCCCACGGGCTAAAGCAGCGGCTTGTGCTCTTTCTGCATCACCTGCAGATACACCAGCAAATTCACGGGATGTGTAGCCCAAACCTTGCGCCAAGGAAGCAGGACCTGCTTGTGCGCCAGCAAATTGTGCTGCGGTATAACCTTGAGATCCTGCTTGTTGAGCCGCACCTGCACTAGCACCTACGCCAGTTTGTGCTGTATAACCTTGTTGAGCAGCCAAAGCCGCAGGGTCAACAGTAGCACCGCCATAAGCTTGGTAATTAACATTTTGTGGTACGTATTGAGAACCTTGTTTAAGCAGATTAGCGGCATCAGTTGCATACATTGTTGGTGCGCTTAATGGGCTACTATACAATCTATTTAATTCAAATGATTGTTGCTGGTCTGGGTTAAAACCTGAAAACTGACGAGCCTGCAGATTACCTGCAACTCCTTGTGCGCTTTCTACATTTTTTAAATAAGCGTCACGCAATGCAGGGTCAAGCTGCGCTGTTTGTTGACTTGAACCACCAGACATAATTACACCTCCGTAGATAGCCAATAATGTGTTGGCTTCATGTTAAATTTAGATACAAAAGTTCTTGACCAGCCTCTACGTCCTGTTAAGGTGATCTTGTGGCATCCCATGTCTTCAGCGAACTTCTGAATATGGGGGGTGAATGTCTCTAGTTCTACTAGATCACCAGAAGCCAAAAATATGTGCAAAACCTTCATTCTTGGAAAGTTTTGAACCTGAGTTACTACTGCGCTATTAACTCCAGGCCATAATTGCATCGTACAACTGTCTATACAGTCGGCTACGTCCTGCATATTATGAGTGTTATCGTATTCTAAAGCAGGTTGAAGTATTTTCTCTACTTTTTGAAAAGATACAGCCCATAATGGTAGTTCACCATTAATCTTGTACTTTTCATAGTCAATCATCTCAAACTGCCAGGTTTCCCATCAAATCTAATAACACCAACTCGCCAATCAGCTAATCTAACACCCTCAATCTTTGTCGCTACTTGTCTTCCGCTTATACGTACTGAAGTAGGACTAGACATTGAATATGGTCCATAGTTGTATTCAGTAGAATTTGGATAGAATTTAGTGCTGAATTTAACTTGTACATCACCAGCCGTATTCTCATCAGGAACTAATCCTGTCAGACTCATAGTTCTATCTCCAACGCCTATCTCTACTGGTCCAGACTCAGCAAACAATGTCTGTGAGTCATAGTTAAATCCAACTTCATGCTCATAGACGTATCCATCTGAAGAAACCATAATTGGATTAACAAAAACCCCACGATCAGTACCGCAAGTACGAGCCAAAGTCCCAATAGCCCAATGATTCTCACGATAATTGTAAGAAACGTAGGAATCTACTTCAGTTGAGCTAGAACTTGGGTAGAACCACCAAATCTCGCCATAAGATGAGTTATGTACACAATAAACTTTAGATGCTTGCTGATAGTTAATGTTATTAAATATGTAATCACCAACATCACACGACAAAGGTTTAACAAAGCCATCAAACAACCAGAAACCTGACTTTGACATCCAAATACATGAATTATCGGTAGCTGCTACTGCTTGACGGGAAATAACTCCACAACCAGTACCAACACGATCAATACTATAAATAAATGGTGGGCCAATGTATGTAGCAGTATGTACATCTACATCAGTAAATATAATTGTAGATCCACGGATGCGTTTAGCGCATTGCAAAGATCCAGTAGTGGTTAACTCAAAGTCACCAGCTTGATTTGTAGCAGCAGGAGTCCATACAGTATTGTTTTCTTGGTCAGACCATTGAATCTTACGAGGATTTCCACCCGCACCCAATGCAAATAAGAATCGTTCTTGAGTAACAATCAAACTAGTACAGCTAGTTGGTGCATTAGTAAGTGCAACAGCATCAGAGCCAGTATTTAATTGCCACTCAAGAAGCTTTCCATCAGCATTTGAGCAACCTACTAAATATTCACCCCAAGTATCTAAACTCCAAGTAGTCGCAGGGATGTAAGAGCCAGAGTCAGGTCTAGCAACACCATAGGCAGCAGAGCCATAAGCACCATAACCATAACCTAACTTGGTATCTGCATCAGCAATGCCAACAGTAAATGTTGCAGGAGTAATATCAAATGCTACTCCACCTTCATTCATTGCATAAAGTTTTGAATGAGTACCAACTACTGTCCAACGAACATTAGCGTTATCACGCCAAGCAATTAAGCCTCTGGCAGAGCCAGATAATTGAGTTGACGAGCGTTTACGCCATCCACCAATTGGACGGATAGTGTTCTGATACCAACGTACCAAATTTGAGCCATTCCAACGGCCTTTAGACTGATATTCAGTCCCATTTTTGTATACGCCTGGAGGAATTTGTAGTGGAATGTAAGCCATATCTTTATTCTATTACCTAGGTAGGTTAGACACAAAGCTCATTGTAACAATAGCTGATGGAACTGCTGGTCTAGTAGGGCTTGTTCCTGCGGCATATTGCTCAATAGTGACACCGACATCAGTTGGCCTCCACATGATCTCAATATAGTCTGTGGCATTTAAGCTCGCAAAGTAGTTCATGGCAGCAATGATATGGAATGGATCTCCAACACCTTTTCTAGGTGCAAAACCAAATCGGCTGTTTGAATTTGTTACATTTGTGCCATTGACCCGAAACCAGACATCCACATCCTGAGAAGCATTTGTTGTATTTGTAAACTGAATAGAAAACTGCAAGTTCCAGATTCCAGCGTCTGACACAGTAATTCGGCTACTGTTTGCAATGGTTACACCATTTGAAAAGTCTGTAGTATTAAATGTGACCGCATAGGCTGTTGTTGTGTTGGCAGCTACTTGATCTGTTGAGTCTTGGAAAGCACCATGTGGATTATTCAAAAACTTACCACCACTTGGGCCAATAACAGACTGTATTGAATTAACTAACTTTGTAAAAAACAACCTCAAAAGTCCATTGTTTTGATTCTGAATATTCTCAGAATAAACAATTCCTGACGTACCCAAAGATGGTACAGCAGGGATTTCAAGTTGTTGCTTTACATTAGCCATTACTTTTTAAGCCAAGTCTGCCAAACAGCACCAGCAGCCATGATTAGACCCGCCACCCACAGAATAGGTTTGGCAGCAGAAGCAATCCATCCCAAGACTTTAAAAGCACCCTGCAAGGCATCAAAAGCCTCTACAAGCCCTTTAGTGTTCTTGTCTATGCTATCTACCTTGGTTTCAACTTCAACCAGCCTATCGTAGATTTGCTTATGGGTGACTTCGTTTTCCATGATTAGGCATTTCGTGCCGCTTCAGCCGCAGCCTGTGCCGCTTGATAAGCTGCAATAACTGCAGGAGTCCAAGCCGCATTGCAGATAGCAACAACATTGGCTGGAACGCCTGTCAGGTCTTGTGCGGGTGTGAGGCTTGACCGATGGTAGGTTTGGCTGATTTGGTTGCCGTCTTCCATGATGCGTGTTGCTTCACGATAAAGCACTGTGCCATTCTCTTGAACAAGAATTTGGTCAACAACTGTGGTTTTTGTAAGTGACATGATTTTCCTTTAGGTTAGTGTCCGACTACATCAATCCAATGTAATTAAGATGTGTGATAAATAACTGTAAAAATAATTCGTGCGCCATTTTTAAAAATATTATTAGTATCAGTAACTCCAGTTACAGCGGCATTTGTTGTTTCAAAGTGGCAATCATTACTACCCATAAATGGCAATATAGTTGTGTACGCCGCATATACATTATTCCAATATATTGTAAAGCCGCCACAATTAACAACAGCACTAAAAGGAAACCCACTAACAGTTGTAACTGAGCCAGTTCCAATTAGTGCAACATCTACCTCAATTTGACAATGTACTAATCTACCTATTTTTGTGTAATACCCATTTTGTGTATTGTAAGTAGCAGTACCACCTAGTGATGGTGTAAAAGTACCTTCTTCATAGTCATCTAGCGTATTAGCGTTTGATGATGCTGATTGAGTTGCGGGGAATGTGATACCTGTGCCTGATGTAGTTGGCGTTGTACCGCCAATACCAATGTTTGAGCTAAAAACTGCATTACCAGAAGTTTTCTTAAATACTAACCTATCAGCTACACCAGACTCTCTAATTGTAAAATCACCAAGAGCAGGATAACCAGAAAAAAGTGCCCAAGTGCTTCCACTAGTAGTGGAATCTACCATCGTAATTGATGGATAAGTTGGACTACTTCCTACTACTTTTACATCTCCAACAACATGAAGTTTTGTATCGGGTGAAGTTACGTTAATACCAACATTGCCCGTGTTGTAGTAAATACTTGTTCCATTAGTTGTCCATTGGCTTCCTGATAAAGTTGAGGCAATACTTATTGAACCCGCACCATTAGTAATTGAAATTCCTGTTCCCGCAGTCAAAGTTCCACGAGTAAAGCCTGTTCCATTACCAATATCCAAAGCACCATTAGCAGGAGTTGTTGTTAGTCCAGTACCGCCATTGGCTACTGGAAGCGTGCCTGTTACGCCAGTTGTAAGGGGCAATCCAGTTGCATTGGTTAAAGTACCGCTTGTGGGTGTACCAAGAATTGGAGTCACTAGGGTAGGTGATGTTGCTAATACAGCAGAGCCAGTTCCTGTGATTGTTGCAAATCCAACTTGGTCATAGTCCCAAGATGCAGCAGTTGTTCCACTTGTCAAAATGCAAGTAAAAAGAGTTGTCACACCAGCAGGAATTGTGGTGATTGAGTTCAAACCACTAGACTGAACTGTCAAAACACCAGTTGAATTATTCTCAATTGAATAACCCATACCCAAAACCAAAGTGCTTGTCACTGGCAAGACAATTGTCTGGGTTGTTGTACCAGTAAAGAGTTGTTGGTGATTGCTTGATACTGTAAGAGTTGTAGTTCCTGCTGCTGTAGCAGTTGTGGTGTAACCTAGTTTTGGGTTATCAATAATAGGAGTTACTAATGTTGGCGATGTTGCCAACACATTATTGCCAGATCCAGTTGATGTGCCAACACCAGTGCCACCCTTAGTCACTTTGAGCAATGGACCAGTATCAAACAATGCGTCAATGGTGTCCAGATCAGTATTGATCTTTGTGCCCCATGTGTCAGTGGATGCACCAACCTCTGGTTTTGTTAATGCTAAGTTTGTGGTTGTTGTATCAGCCATTTTTCACCTCATGCGGCAATTTGCCAAGATTCACTATTATCAGCAATCGGTGACCAGCTTTCACTGTTGTCACTAATTGCATCCCATGTTTCTGATTGGTCAGCTTCAGTAGCCCATTTTAATCTGGCGTTAATTTGCAAGTTTGAAGTACACAAATAATCAACATATCCAAGATAAACTCTTACGCCATTGACTGTTATATTGCTATCTTCAGAGAATCCAAAACTATTATTCTTAACTACTACTGCATTGCAAACAATTGTTGAGTTATCTGCTACAGTCATTGAAGCAAATGCAATCCTAACTCCATTGACAACTAATGAACTAGTGTCAGAAATGGCAACTGCGCCTATTGCAACACGTCTTCCAGAAATTGCAACACTACTTGCATCAACAATACTGGCAGCACCAAGGGTTACTCCATAGGAATATTTACCCCCTCCGTAATAGCCAGAACCATAGGCAGCCATGTTATGTCAATGTAATTGTCAGACTTGATGCAGGAATACGGAAAATATCACCATCATTGATTGTTCGTGCTGTTGTCAATGGTGCCCAGGCCAATAGATTTCCACCAGTAGAAGCATCAAATATACCTGCCCAACCAATTGAACCCCAATTGCCACCAGAGGCAGCAGCAAATTCAATTGCAGCGGCATTTGTAAATGTGGTTGCAGTGCCAGAACCAGAGATTGTTCCAGTAACTACACGGGCATAACCACTTCCAGATACTTCAGTACCACCACCAGTGTCACTAGGTGCGGCAGTAAACAATCCAACATACCAAGCAGTTGGGCGGGTTGCTGTACTTGTTGTAAACAACCAAGTAAGAACTAGATTTTCTGTGTAATCGCTAAAAGATGACATTTTTTACCCTAAAGATCGGGCACGAACAATTGGTGTAGAAGAGACAGAAGCCCTTTGATCTGCCACCTCTATGTCGCCCAAGGAATTTGTATATAACGAACTCCACACGGCTAGACGTTCATCGTCTTTCAAATATGGTGAAGCCTCTAATAGCGCACCATATAAGTACAAGTCTGGGGCATAAACTAACAGCCAGTTGCTTGTGTTTGAGTCACTCAACGCAGTAATCTTACCATAATAGGTAAGTTCTCCACTATATCCAGTATCGGGAGTTGGAATCACCTCAAGTTGAGTTCCAATAATTGTGTAGTACAGTGGTTTACCAGTAGAAACAAATTGGTTAGCAGAACCATAGTCACCTTGATTTTGAGTGACATACTGCAAATAAGTAATTGGATTTGTATTTAGTTGGAATTCTTTAGCCTGTAGGAAGTCTGAAGGAAAGGAAAAATATTGAGTATCTATAGTGGCATTAGACCTTTTTACCATCTGACGAACACGCAATTTACGATTAAATTTTGCTTCTGCCAAGGTAATAAAGCTAGGAATAATAGAAGTCAGGTCATCCCGATTCAAATAATCAGCAATCGTTGTCTTCAATCCACTAAAGGTATCAAGTGCCATTTTCTACATCCCTACACGCTAGTGTATGCTCATGTTTGAACTCAAATGTTCCAATATGGAAGATCTCTTTAGAAAGATCTTGATCCACATATGTTTTATGCCCATTCTGGGCAGCTCTACGGCAAAACCATACATCTTCACCAATGTAGTCTTCCGCAGCGGGAACCCAAGGGATAGCAAACCAAGGATATTCCATAGATTTATAGACTTCGGATTTGACAAGCATTACGCCCATCCCGCAGTAGTCTACGTCAACAAGTCCTGTTGAATCATCGTCAGTATATACCCGATTGATAAATGTTGCATCCATATCTGGGGTATTTTTCTTTACCGCAATAGGCTCAGTTGGAAATCTACGTTTGGCATAGTTTCCACAGACAATACCTGTATCGTGTTTCAGTAAGCGAACGATAGAATCTTTTGGAAACCTCATATCGCTATCTAACCACAGGGTATGGGTACACTCAGCCGCAATAGCATCCCTAGCCAAATCCTGACGTTGTGCTGACAACAAAGTGCCAGAACTAGTGTAAATCACTACTTTATGATTTGTTGTACCTACAGTAAATCCAACTAGCCTAGCTAAATCAAAAGCAAATCCAGAGTTAACAAAATCCCGTGTTGGAACCAAAATTCCAATGGTCTTACTATCCATTAAACTTCTCCAGGTCTTGTGCGAAATGCACGATTATCAGGGTCATTTAACCAACGCTTCATGTAAGCTTGGTCATCAAGTTTGCCTTCGGCTTTCATCTGATAAAACAATGCCATAGGAATGGATGCAACATGGTGCATATCACCCTTCCAATTGGCTTTCTCATCAAATGAATTAAATCTGTCTTTGTTATCAGAGACTATCTGAGTCGCATCAATAATTGTCTCAATGGTAGCTTCGTCTTTCTCGGCATCGTAATGCCACATCTTGCGAGTACCAGTTTCAGTATTTATGTCAAATAGTTTTGTGTGCATATAAAAAAAGGGTGGGTTATTAGCCCACCCTTTTGTCTTCAGATTAGGTCTGAATTGTTGAGTTCATGTCATAGACTGCGCCATGAGCTTTCTCATTCTTGATCTTCAAGCCCCACTCACACAAGAGCATACGCTTCTCGGCATCACCTGTCTTAGCCAGTTCAACTGTCTGGAAGGGACGCAGATAAGCAACTGATGCGTACTCAGGATCAAGCACGAAAACATCACGCTCACGTTGGAAGCGGTTAGGAACAATACTCACGTTACCGAAATCGGAAACATAAATATCTGCTGCGCCAATCAAAGTAGCGGGTTTAGCACCACCATTGATGTTGAAACGGCTAGAAGCGATACCAGCCATCTTAGACAAGTTCTGCTTGTTAACAGGACCAGCCATAACGATAGTTGGTGAGCCACCTTCTGTCCACACCTTCTGAATTACGTCTTTCAGCAATGCTTCGCTGAATGAACGCAAGTTAGTTGTTGTGGCATCTGTACGAGCCGCATCAGGGATAGTAGTGTATGAAGGATCACCACCACCAGTACCTTCGTTTGTATTGGTCTTCAAGAAGGCCAACAAGCCAGCAGTCTTACGGGCAGCAGATGTAGAACCAGCAGTGGCGGCTTGGTTAGCCAACATTGTGGAACACATATCACGCTTAATTTCCGCAGATTTTTTAGCCATTTGGTAGCTCAATTCTGAGCGACGACCTGCCTTGTCAACAGCTTCCAAAGTACCAGCAATAATTACATCCTTACGGCTAATCTGGGTGTAGTTGCCCAAACGAACTGTAGCTGTAACTGCTGTGAAAGAAGTGATGTCATCGCCTTCAATCTGTGCATTGGTTGTGCTGGCAGCAGCCAGGTCATCTGTTTGCCATTCAAAGAATGTATTGGATACGTTTTCACGACCAATGTTACTCATAAATGGAGTTTCTTCTGGTGAAATCTGATAGATAACATTCGAAAGATCTTCCCGAACGCCTTTAGCGTCAAATCGGGTGTACGTGTTTGTAATAGCAGCCATGATAGGTCCTTAAATAAATTTCTCGAAAAGGGATGCGGCATCTCTGACGCTTCCAGTTTGTGCAAGACGTTTTTTTGCGTTATTTAAATCACTCGACTTAGAACTTACGCTACCTGCTGAACCAGAACTGACCATCTTTGGTGCTTTCTTAATCTTCGCTTGGAATTCTGGACGCTTGCTCATCAACTGGTCATACTTCCACGCTTTGTGGAGTGCTAGTAATGCCCGTGAATCAGAGATAGTATTCAGCTCCTGCTCGGTAAAGCCCAAATTCTGACCATATTCCAACAAAGCCCTACCTTCTGCTTTAGCTTTTTCTGGAGAACTCCACTCAGGAATTTTCTCTTTCAATATTGCAGTTTCCTGCGCTAAAGTAGCTTGTATGTACTTTTGGTTATCAACTTGTCGCATTTGGTTGATACGCTCTTGCTCTGCTTGAACCGCATATCTTTGTTGTTGCCTACGCTGATGTGATGTCCATTGACGGGCATATTCAGTTGGGTCTTCAACTTCTAATCGGTTCCAATCAGGCTCTTGCGGCTCAAACTCACGCAATTTCTGCTGTAATTGTCCCAACACCTGTGAATATTGTTCACGCTCTCCACGTACTTGCTGAAACTCAGACTCGACAATCTTGCGCTCTTCTGCCAGTTTCTGCGTTTTCCGTGTGTAGTCAGCTTCACGTTGATAACCTCGGATCAGTTCTTCCTTTGGGACTTCGATTTCTTTACCATCAACTTTGACGATAAACTTCTCATCCCTTGGAGCCTCTTCTTCGGACTCTTCGTCTTCGCTTCCTACTTCCTCAGAAGTTTCCCCTGCTTCTTCTTGCAATTCCGCAGGTTCCACTTCCTCAGACTCAGATTCGGATTGCTCCTCCTCTGGTTGCGCCTCTGCACCAGTGTCAACACCCTCTTGGCTGTCTAGCATGGAAGCAAAGCTTTGCGCTGCTTGGTTTACTGTAATCGAACCGACTGCACTTGCGTTATCGGACATATTTACCTCTTAGTTTAACAATCATTTGTTTGGGGGTCTACCCCGTCTGCG